CTATTCAATTTTCAAGGCAGTGTTCTGCAAATGCAGATTTGGTTCAATATTTTAGAATAGAATATCCAAATATGTCTGACCATGAAATACTGGCTGAATTGAATAGGAGAACTTTGGAGGATTTTAAATGATTCAATGGATCAAAAATTTCTTTCAAATTGTAACACCTATGACTGAAATAGAAACCAGAGATGCATATTTTGCTGAAGCAAAAGACTTATGCGATCTGGAACGTAGAATGAGGGCGTGGGACAAAACATCAACGAATCAAAATCTTCGCGGATGGATTTGATCTTATACCATATTATGATGAAATGGAAACTCTATAGACAGATTGCAGAATATATCTTGATTAGAGTTTTACCTTAAAACTAGGAAGGGCATCATTGCCCTTCTTTCACACACACAAATTATGGAGATTAAAATGAGACAGCATATTTTTGACACTTGGAACAGTGTAATGGATTCAAATATAAATCCATTAAGAAATATTCCTAATTTACAAGTACGCCATTTGATTATGCAAATTCTTGCATGGATGTGGGTATCAGTATGCTCTATGTATTTAGGAAGCATAATGTTCTGGGGAATTAACGCAATCGCACACACACTTTTACTTGCGGCGATTGTAATTACTGTTGGTACGTTTGAAACTGCCAAGCGAAAGCCTAAAGTTTTTGACAGAATTGATGGATACAACGGACGCCAAAACAATGGCGAACATAATTAAATTTAGATAGGAACACACAATGACACACAAAAATCCCTTTGAAATTCGCGCGGAAATGTTACAAATGGCAAAAGATTATATGGATCAGCAATGGAGCATGAATATACAACTCGCAAATGATTTGTATGAGCAAGGCCATAAATCAGCAGAAGAAGTTAAGGAAGCGTACAAAATTTACAGTACAGATGATTTAATGGAAAAGGCTAAAGAAATGTATTCTTTTGTATCAAAGAAAGATTAATGATCCACAGATCATATTCTAAGTTTATGATCTAAAAATCATATTATTATTAATTTTTTACAAAGGTACATTTATGAATAATTTGGCGCGAGAACTCGCGGAAAATGTTGATTGGAAAAATTTCTTTGAAATGAGACATTCTGTAGGTTCACAATTAAATGATAGAACATTACGTTTTTTAAAATCAATTATACAAGATAAAGCGATTGAAAAAATGAGTGATGGTAGAGTCCAATATGTAGATTTAATTGGGCAAGATCATCAATTTAAAAAATATCGTATTGAAACTAAATGTGGTACAAATGTATTAACAACAGCAAAAGGTAAAGAAAAAAAGAAATGTGTAACTGGTTCTATCAAGTTGAACAATACACTAGGTTCAAGTCATGGTAGAATATTACCTGACACATTTGATTATCTGATGATTGTTGATAATGATGCAGTGGCAATAGTAAAACGAGAAAATTTATTGCCACACATTACAAGTGGTGGTGATGGACTTAGTGTTAAATTACCTTACTCAACACTTGAGTGGGTTGTAAAACCAAAAGAGTTTGATCATGATAACTTTAAAAATATTCAGAGTGTGAATGTTTTAGAACAACTTTATGAAATGATAGAGAAAATAATAACAATGTCTACCGATAAAAATATAAAATAATTTGTTGACTAAAACCCAATATTATGATATAATGACTCCAAACGGAGAAGAATATTGAAATCATTTTATACAAACGTAGCCAGATATGGCAATTCACTCTTGTACCGTGGTTATAATGACCACGGTATTCGTATTGAGAAACGTGTTAAATTTAAACCAAAACTCTTTGTTCGCAGTAAAGAACAAAATACGAGATGGAAAACTCTTGAAGGACTTTCTGTTGCTCCAGTAGAATTTGAGTCTATGAGGGCGGCAAAAGAATGGTTAGAGACTTACAAGGATATGGATAATGTCAAAATCTATGGCATGACTAATTATATTCAACAGTTTATAACAAGCGCGTTTCCAGACGAAATACAGTTTAATCGTAAAACAATCAATGTCGCAAACTTAGATATTGAAGTTGCATCAGATGACGGATTCCCACATCCAGATGCTGCTGATTATCCTGTTATATCAATTTGCCATAAGTCATCAACTTCTAATGTTTATCACGTTTGGGGTCTGGGTGAATATGATGTTGATAAACGCGAAAACCAAGATTTGATTGTCCAGTATCGTCATTGTAAAAATGAATTAGAATTATTAGCAAAGTACATGGAATTTTGGACTAAGAATCCACCAGATGTTATAACTGGTTGGTATATTAAAATGTTTGATATGCCTTATCTAATCAATCGCGTTACTAAAATTGCTGGTAATAGTGTCGCAAAAAAGTTTTCTCCATGGGGTTTGATTAGTGAACGTAATATAAATGTTGCTGGTCAAAATCATAAACATTATGAAATAACTGGTATTTCCCAATTAGATTATATGGATTTATTTAAAAAGTTTGGGTATTCATATGGAACCCAAGCATCTTACAAGTTAGATCATATTGCTCATACTGTTCTTGGTGAGAAAAAACTATCATATGAAGAGCATGGAACACTTCATACTTTATATAAAAATGACCATCAATTATTCATTGATTATAATATCAAGGATGTTTACTTAGTTGATAAGATTGATGAAAAAATGGATTTGATTACTCTTGCACTTACTATGGCATATCGTGGGGGTGTGAACTATGAGGCAACTCTTGGAACAACTGCCATATGGGACTCAATCATATATCGTGAACTGAATAAACAACACGTTGCTATACCACCAAATGAAAATACAATCAAATCACCATATCCAGGAGGTTACGTTAAAGAACCTCAAGTTGGGTTACATGATTGGGTAGTTTCATTTGATTTGAATTCACTATATCCTAATTTGATTATTCAATATAATATGTCACCAGAAACTTTGGTAGTTGACCTTGAAAACACTTATCAATCAGGTGTTGAATATTATATGAATAATGCACCAGATATAAAAAATGATCTTTCGGTTGCAGCGAATGGATCAACTTATACTAGGCAAAGACAAGGCATTGTGCCTCAAATTATTGCAGACTATATGTTAGAGCGTAAAGCGACTAAGAAGTTGATGTTAGAGGCAATGCAAAAAAATCAAGATAATCCATCTACTGAACTTGATAGGGAAATCAATCAACTTGAAAATCGGCAAATGGCAATTAAAATTCTATTGAATTCTCTTTATGGTGCTTTGGGTAATGCTTACTTTAGGTATTTTGATATGCGTGTTGCAGAAGGTATTACTCTGTCTGGACAGTTAGCGATTCAATGGGCAGAACGCGCCATAAATGATGAAATGAATAAAGTACTCAAAACCGATAAGTTTGATTATGTAATTGCTATTGATACTGATTCACTGTATATCAACTTTGGACCTTTTATAGATAAATTGAAACCTAAAGACCCTGTTAAAGCGTTGGATAAAATTTGTGCCGATCACTTTGAAAAGATTTTAGAACAAGCATATGATAAACTATTTAATCAGATGAATGCATATACAAATCGTATGGTTATGGAAAGAGAAGCGATTGCAGATCGTGGTATCTGGACAGCCAAAAAAAGATATTTACTAAATGTTCATAATAATGAAGGTGTTCAATACGCAGAACCAAAATTAAAGATCATGGGTATTGAGGCCATTAAATCAAGCACACCTCAAGTAGTGCGAGACAAGTTTATGCAGTCGTTTAAAATCATTATGTCTGGATCAGAAGAAAAAACTAGAAAGTTTATTGCTGATTTTAAGAAAGAGTTTAAATCTCTACCACCAGAAGATATATCTTTTCCAAGAGGTGTTAGTGATATCGTGAAATGGAGCGATAGAAAAACTATTTACAAGAAAGGTACACCAATTCATGTTAGAGGTAGTTTACTTTATAATCATCAAATAAAAGATAAGGCATTAGGAAAAACTTACGCACTTATTCAGAATGGTGAAAAAATTAAATTTTGTTATCTGAAGATGCCTAACCCTTTAAAGGAAAATGTTATATCATTTCCAGATTACATTCCAAATGAATTTAATTTACACAAATATGTAAATTATGATATTCAATTTGAAAAGACTTTTGTAGAACCAATTACACCAATTTTAGATGCAATAGGTTGGTCTGTTGAAGAAAGTTCTTCTTTAGAAGATTTTTTCTGTTAAATTTATAAAAAAGGAATAATTATATTATGAAACTAAATGCAGCCGAAATGTATAATTTAGCAAAAAATGATGAAATACAAGATTATATACAAAACAATCTTTATGACCCATGGATAGGAAGCCCCTTTGAAGGATATAGATATATGGGTAATAAACAAAAGGGTGAACTAGGAGAGAGATTAGTAACTCTAATAATGGAAAAGGCTGGTTACAATGTTGAATTTGCTCATACATCAACTGCTGGATATGATAGAATTTTAAATGGAATTAAAACGGAAATTAAGTTTTCTGTTGCACATACAGACACTAAAAAAAGATCAATCAAAAAAGATTGCTTTACAATGAACCATGTCGCAGTTGGTAAAGATTGGGACCGTCTTATTTTTATTGGAGTAAATGAAAATCCTAATGAATTTAAGGCTGTGTATATGACAAAAGAAATGTTTGAAAACTGTCTGAAAACAGATAATCATTTTAATCATCAACAAGGTGGTAAAAATTCAAAGAATGATGATTACATGGTTACGGAGAAAAAACTTAGAGAACTAATACAATCAGAATATGTAAAAGAATTGAGTGAATGGTAAAAACTATACTTGGGGATTGCTTAGAGGTATTGCCTACAATTGAAGATAATTCAGTAGATATGCTTCTCGCTGATCTTCCATATGGCACTACTGCATGTAAATGGGATTCTATTATTCCATTAGATAAACTATGGGAACAATATAATAGGGTTTGCAAGAAAAATGCAGCCATGGTTTTTACCTCAATGCAACCATTCACAACAATTCTTGCTGCTTCTAATATAAATAATTTAAGATATGAATGGATTTGGGAAAAACCTCAAGGCACAAACCCCATGAATGTGAAGATAATGCCGTTAAAATCCCATGAAAATATCTTAGTATTTTATAGGGAGAAACCAACTTATAATCCTCAAATGTGGTATAGTACACCGTATTCTGGATTTAGTAGCAATACGGCAAAAATTGGTGAAGTGTATGGTAATGCTGAATCAAAACATAGGGATAACCCAGAAGGATCAAGATACCCAAAAACAGTGATAAAATATAAACAAGAAAAAGGTTATCATCCTACTCAAAAACCAGTAGGTTTAATGGAATATTTGATAAAGACTTACACTAATGAATGGGATGTTGTTCTTGATAATACGATGGGTTCTGGAACTACAGGAGTTGCTTGCGTTCATACAAATAGAGAATTTATAGGAATAGAAAAAGAAGAAAAGTATTTTAAAATAGCAGAAAAAAGATTAGGTACAAATTTAAATGAATTTTTCTATTGACTCTCTAATACGAATCATGTATTCATATAGTTGAAGTTAATTAATTAGGAGAATATCATGCACAGTAAAAAAGAATATAAATTTAATTCAGAGGCAGATGCTCAAAAGTTTGCTGATGCCGAAAATCAATCGTATGATCCTAGTTGTGATGTTTA